ATAATGATGATTTGACAATGGCATTAGCAATTGGATTATGGGTAAGAAATACTGCACTTCGTTTAAGACAGGAAGGTATTGATTTGACAAAGAGTATGTTAAGTTCAACTCAAATAAAACAATATGATGGTGTGTATTCAACTGGGTATACAGGTAAGAACCCATATGAAATGGATTTAGGTAAAGGTGAAGTTGAAAATTTAAGTTGGTTATTGAGATAATTATATATTTATATAGTGAAACTATTCTAAATGAACGAAGACTTAAATAAATGGTTTAAAGAAAAATGGGTAAACATCGGCAAAAAAGTTGATGGTAAACACCCACCATGTGGAACTTCGGGAGAAAAAAGAGGTTATGCAAAATGTGTTCCTGCAGCAAAAGCAGCCGGAATGAGTAAAAAAGAAAAAGAAAGTGCAACTCAAAGAAAAAGAGCTGCACAAAATGATGCAGGGAGAGGTGGCAAAGATAGTAGTGGACAAGGTAAAAAACCAATATATGTTTCAACAAAACCAAAAAATGAAACTATGAACATAGAAGAAAAACTAAATTTATTTTTAGAAAAGAATTGCCCAACCGACTCGGCAAAATGGTCTGCATCTAAAGCAGCAGCAAAATCTAAGTTTGATGTTTACCCATCTGCATACGCAAATGGATGGGCTGCAAAAAATTATAAAGGTAAAGGTGGTGGCTGGAAAAAATGCAATGAGGGTGAAGATAATGCACTTTGTGAAGATTGTTGGGATGGATATAAACAAGTTGGTGGTAAAATGAAAAATGGTAAAATGGTACCAAATTGTGTACCTGTAAAAGAAGATATCAATAGTGATGATGATGTAAATTATGGTAAAATAGAACCAGAGGAATACGATGTAGACAATTATGACGATTTTAAAGACTTTATTAAATTTATAAGAGAATATAATACAGAACTATCTGAGGCAACATGTGAGTGTATGACTGAAGCGGAATATCAAGGTAGAAATGTTCCTTTAGGAAAACCAATGAGAGGTGATGTTAAGAAGTTTAAAGTGTATGTAAAGAATCCAGCAGGTAATGTTGTTAAAGTAAACTTTGGACATGGTGGAACATCGGCAGCTGCAAAGGGTGAGAAAACAATGAAAATTAGAAAATCAAATCCAAAAGCAAGAAAATCATTTAGAGCAAGACATAATTGTGCAAATCCAGGACCAAGAACTAAAGCAAGATATTGGAGTTGTAGAAAGTGGTAATATTTGGAAAAACCAAAAATTTTCCGTATATTTAAAAAAATAGAATTATATAAAGATGGCAGAAAAAACAATATTTAGCAGGTTACAGAAATTATTTTCAACAAATACCATTGTCCGTAAAACGGATAGAGGCGTTAAAGTGATTGATACCGATGAGTATCAAAACATGACTACGAATCTAGTAGACAGATTTATGAAGTTGAAAGTTAGTAACTATGCATCAGGTGCAGTAGAATCATCAATGGCATATCAACAAGTTAGAATTGACTTGTTTAGAGATTACGATTCAATGGATAGTGACCCAATTTTATCTGCTGCATTAAATGTATATGCAGATGAATGTACGGCTAGAAATGAATTTGGAAATGTATTAAAAATTCATCATGAAGATGCGGAAATTAAACAAATATTAGAAAATCTATTTTACGATATTCTTAATGTTGAATTTAATTTATGGCCATGGGCAAGAAATTTGGTTAAGTATGGTGATTTTTATTTACAATTGGAAATGGCAGAAAATTTAGGAATTGTAAATGTATTGCCTCTATCTACATATGAAATGAGTAGAGTTGAAGGATTTGACACTATAAATCCACAAAGAGTTAAATTTATATACGCACCTTATCAAAATCCATATTCAGGAGTATCATCTACACCTAAGAAAGAATATGAGAATTATGAAATAGCACACTTTAGATTAAATGGTGATTCAAACTTCTTACCTTACGGAAAATCTATGATTGAAGGTGGTAGAAGAGTTTGGAAACAATTACAATTGATGGAAGATGCAATGTTAATTCATAGAGTAATGAGAGCTCCTGAAAAGAGAATCTTTAAGGTAGATGTTGGTAATATTCCACCAAACGAAGTGGATAATTACATGCAAAAAATTATCAACTCATCTAAAAAAGTTCCATTTGTTGACGAAAGAACCGGTGAGTATAATTTAAAATATAATATGCAAAATTTGGTTGAAGATTATTATATGCCAGTTCGTGGTAGTGATAATGGAACTTCAATCGATACTTTAAAAGGTTTGGAATATAATATGATTGATGATATCAACTACTTAAAAAATAAGTTGATGGCAGCTTTACAAATTCCAAAAGCATATTTAGGATATGAAGAAGATACGAATGGTAAAGCAACACTTGCAGCAATGGATGTTAGATTTGCAAAAACAATTGAAAGAATCCAAAGAGTGATGGTATCGGAATTGACAAAGATAGCAATCGTTCACTTATATGCACAAGGTATAGATGATGATAGATTGACAAACTTTACATTAGAGTTAACAATACCATCTAAGATATACGAACAAGAAAAAGTTGAATTATATAGTTCAAAAGTACAATTGATTCAACAAATGCAACAAACTAAAATGGTTTCAAAAGAGTGGATGTACGAAGCTATTTTAAATATGGCAAAAGACGAACAAGATAAAATGTCTATGCAAGTATTGGAAGATACCAAACAAACATTTAGATTAAACTCAATAGAAACACAGGGTATGGACCCGGCAAAACCAACAGGTACCGATGGCCCAACGGATGTAGAGGAAGAAATTAATTCTATAAATTCCGAATTAGAAAATGAAGCTACAATTGGAAGACCTAAAGATGTAGTTAGATATGGTAAAGATGACCACAAAGATGGTAGAGACCCATTGGGTATTAAAACACTTAAATCTAAAGAAGGTTCGGTACCATACAAACCAAGAAAAATATCATATTTAGAAGTTTTCAAAGATATGAATGGTAATAAAAAAACTATTTTAACCGAAGATTTAACAAAAGAGTAATAAACTAATATAAAAACATATTTATATCTGATAAATAATATCAATTGATGAAAAAAATAAAGCATTCTAAATTTAAAAATACTGGATTCATATTTGAATTGTTGGTAAGACAAATCACATCAGAAATCATGTCTTCAAATAAATCAGTTGCAGAAAAGATTTTAAAAGAACATTTTAATTCTAAAAAAGAGTTATCTAAAGAATTAAAATTATACCAATATTTAATAAACGAAAAGTATAATTCAGAATCAAAAGCTGAACAATTTATTAATACTATATTGGAAGCTCGTAAAAAAATCGACGAGAAAAAACTTACAAAAGAAAAGTATAACCTTATTAAAGAAATTAAGGAAACTTATAATTTAGATGAGTTTATAAAATCACCAATTTCTAATTATAAAACATTAGCATCTATTTATAAGATATTTGAAACAGTGACAGTTGATGAACAATTTGACCCAACGGATATAGTATCGTCTAGATTTACAATTGCGGAAAATATTATTAATTCATCTATTGAAAACAAAAATGTAAAAGTAAAAGATGCAGTTTTAGAAGAATATAGAAAACAAGACGAAGATTTAAGAGCAGTATCTTATAAATTATTAGTTGAATCTTTTAATAACAAATACAAAAGCCTTACAAACGAACAAAAAGGATTATTAAGAGAATATATTAATAATATTAATAATACCGGTAAGTTAAATGAGTATGTTTCAAATGAGGTAGCTAAATTGGTCGAAGGATTAAAAGAAGCTGGTTCTAAAATTAATGACAAAGTAACTCAAATTAAATTAGCAGAAACAATTGCAAATATTAGAAAAATTAAATCTGTTAAAAAAATCAGAGAACAACATTTGTCAGCATTAATGATGACATATGAACTATTAAACGAATTAAAAGAATCAATTAAAAAATAAAAAATGGTAAATTATAGAATATTTAACGCAAAAGAATTTGTAGCAGCAGGAGCTGGTACATCTGGTTCTTTAGAAAATTCATGGGGTGTAATGAGAGGTTCGGCAGTTTGTTCGGGTTCAGTAACATTGGAAGGATTTGTAACACCATCAGGTTCAATGCCAAATAGCACTCGTTCTACATTAAAATTAGAATATTTAACACAAGGACAACCCATTCCTTGTTATATTAGAAGTATTACGGTAACATCTGGAACAGCATATTTATTAGCATAATAAACTTACCAAATGCCAGCAGTATCTAAAGCACAACAACGATTTATGGGTATGGTTCATGCTACTCAAAAAGGTGATATGGAATCCCCATCTCCAGAAGTGTCAAAAGCAGCAGATTCTATGTCTGACAAAGATGCTAAAGATTTCGCATCAACCAAACACAAAGGATTACCAAACAAAGTTAAAAAAGAATCAATCACAAAACTTAAAGAAATAATTAAGGGAATGATTGATGAAATGAATGTTACAGGTAATGTGCAAGGATATAATACTCCAAAAGCATTTGCTAAACCTGGAAACGAAAAAAAGAAAGGTAAGAAACAAGCAGATTTAACCGGATATAGTGTCGTTAATGAAAATAGATGGTTAGCATTAAAACAAGATGAATCATCGGCACAATCCAAAATTGGTAGAGGTATATCTAACATCAACAAACAATTAAGAGAAATGGAAAGATTTCTTAATTGGTATGGTAAGATTAAGAATGAAAGTGGTGTTAGTAACAAATCTTATTGGAAAAGGACAAATAGTCATATTTATAGTATACAGGAGAGATTATTAAAATTAGACCAAAAAATCAGACAAATATCAGAATAATGAAATTAGAACAATTAAAACAAATCGTAAAAGAAGTAATAGACGAACAAACCGATGATTATGAAAAGTTTTTTAAGCGTATGCTTTCAAAAACGGGTCATTCATTGAAAGATATGTCACCTAAAGCAAAAGCTAAATTTTTCATTGCAATCGATAAAGCATATAAAGCTAAAACCGAAGGTAAATTAAGAGGATATAATGAAGACTTACCTGGAAATCAAGATGTATTAGATGTTGACAATGATGGTGAAATAGAAGCTTCTGATTTAGCAAAACTAAGAAATTCTAAGTAATGAATAAAGGATTATTGATAGAAACACATTTGTTTGAGGCAAAACTTCAACAAGAAGAAAATGGAACTTATTTAGTTAAAGGCATTTTGCAAAGAGCAGGTGCTCCAAATCAAAATAATAGAAGATATCCAAAAGAAATATTAGAAAGAGAGTGTCAAAAATATCAACAACTTATTAAAGAAAGAAGAGCTTTAGGTGAATTAGACCATCCTGAATCTCCTGTTATTAACTTAAAGAATGTATCACACAACATTAGAGAAATCTATTGGGAAGGTGATGATGTATGTGGAGTAGTAGAAATACTTTCAACACCATCAGGTAACATCTTAAAAGAGTTATTAAAGAACAACATTCGTTTAGGTATTTCATCTAGAGGATTGGGGCAGGTTAAAGAATTAAAAGATGGAACTGTAATGGTAGCAGAAGATTTTGAATTGATAGGTTGGGATTTTGTATCTAACCCATCAACACATGGTGCATTTATGGCACCTTTACAGGAGTCAAAACAATGGGCAAAGATAGCAGAAGAATGTGGTAAGTGGTGTAAGTCACAAGATTTGATGAGAGAAATTATAATAGAATTAAACTAATAAGATGATAAAGTTAAAAGATTTAATGAAAGAAAATGAAGAATTTCAAAAATTGCCTTCAAACTTAAAGAAGCATTTTTTGGAAATCATTTCAACATATGGCCAACATAGAGAAGGAATAAGTAGAAAATCAGATATTAGACAAGTTGCAGAAACATTAGGTGCAATTGCAGATGCTGCACAAGAATACACTTTGAGAGAGGGTGATGATTGGTTTGATAGAGTGACTATTAAAAGAAATATGGGTGAATTAAAAAAACTACAATCAGGTTTTGAAAAAGAAGCACTAGAAGCATCTCAACAACAACAAAGATTAGAAGCTCTTTATGAAGATATGGGACATGTATTAGGTAGATACTTTGAAATTGCAGATATTACCGAAGATGTTATGAAACAAAGATTGGGAATTAGAGAAAATAAAAAGAAATAATGGAACAATTAGCTTCATTGTTATTACATAGTAGAACACAGGCACATTCATTCCATTTAGGACAAAAAGGTGTTGGTTCATTTTCTGCACATTCTGCATTACAATTATACTATCTAAATATTGCAGGTTTAATAGATGGATTGGTTGAAACATATCAAGGACAATACGGATTGATTAAATTACAACCTGTTAGTGGTTTAGATACAAACAATGATATCAAAAATGTAATTGCATATTTCGATAAATTGATTGCAGCTGTTGCAAAATTAAGAAAAGACGAAAAATTACAAATGAGTTGGTTACAAAACGATATAGATACGGTTGTAACTTTATTATACTCAACAAAATACAAGTTGACAAATTTACAATA